TTTATAAAGATGCTGCAAAAACCCAACCTAAAAAATACAAGGTTATTTATGATGGTTCAAATGGAAATGAAGTTAGATATGATAAAGATAGTATGTGGGTGAAATGGACTTCTGAAATGGTTAAAAAAACTATTATGAGAAGAGCTTTAAAAAATATAAAAGAAACAATACCAGAACTTGCTCCTACAATTATGGCTTTTGATACAGAGTTTATACCTAATGAGCCTCAAGAAAATATAAAAGAAAATGTTGTAGATGTTGATGGATTTACAAATATTGATATTGATTTATCAAATTTAACAGAAGAGCAAGAAGAAGATGTTAAAGATTGTTATGAAATCTATTGTCAAAATCCAGAGAACGCAAAACTTGATGCAGAAAGATGTAAAAAAATGTATGAAGATGGTATTCCATTAAATCAGATAATAAATGAAAATTATGCTGAATTAATAAACATATCTAAATCAAAAAAATTATATCCTTTAGTTGAAAATATTATTAAGGGGATACCTTATGAAAAAAATGAAAATTAAACAAGGAACTAGAGCTTGGGAAACAGCAAAAGAAACAAGAATTGGAAGTAGTGAAGTGTTTGATATTGTTAGATATTATGCTACTGAAACAGAACTTCAAAATTGTGGAATTGATGCTAAAAAATTTAAAGAAGAATTACCATTTGTTTCTACTTGGGCTTTATATCATAAACTGATAAATGATGGAATTTATCAAAAACAATTATTAGATCCAGCACTTGGTGAATATGGATTAGCAATGGAATATTATGGATTAAAACTTTTGCAAGAAAATAGGAAAAATAAACTTAAAAAGGGCCAAGTTTTTATTTCAGATAAACTTATTGCATCATTAGATATTAGTGGTGTTAGTGAAGAAATAGATGTAAAGGAATTTGACTATGGTACAGGAAAGATTAAGCCAGGATTAAAGTTTGTTTGTGAACAAAAAACAATTACACCATATAAAGACCATTTACCACTTAAATATATAATTCAAGCTCAGTATCAAATAACAATGTCAAAACATAATTATTTTTTATTACAATTAATGATACTTGAAAATGATACAGACTTTGAAAGAGGAAAAATTGTTTCTCTTGCAAATACTAGTAAAAGAAAATTTATGGAGTATGTAAAAAATAAAGTTAAGGTTCAATATATTTATTTCAATCATAATGAGGCATTATCACAGCTTATAAAAGTATGCTTAGATAGATTTTTTAAAGATGTTGAAGAAAGAAAAGAACCATCTCCTTATGTTCAAATAGATAGTGTAAATAATATTATAATTTCTGTTAGGCAAAATTCATTTTACAATCCAGATTTAATAAAGGAATTAGACTTAAGTGCTTTTGCCAAATCGAAAGAAATTTATGATGAAGCAGAAAAAAATAAAAAAGCAGAAATGCAAAAAATTATTGATTTTGCAATGAAAAACAATTGTAGTAGATTTGTTAGTCCTAGTGGTCATACCGCATCATTTGCATCTAATGGTAGGTTTCTTTTAAAAGCACCAAAGGAGAAACTATGATAAAACTAAGACCTTACCAAGAAAAGGCTGTTGCATTTGCAATAGATAATTTATTTACAGCTAAAAATTCACTTATAGTTGCTGGAACTGGTGCAGGAAAGACAATAATGCTATCAGAATCAATTCGTTGCTTTACAACAGCTTTTAAATCTAAATTTGATAGATATCCTCATACACTTGTTTTAGTTCATAGAACAGAAATTCATAATCAAAACTTAACAAAGTTTAAATGGGTAGCGCCAAATATTCCAACGAGTGAAATAATAGCCGAGAGAAAAAGTGTTCATGGATTAGTTCATTTTGGAATGGTTCAAACTGTTATGAATATAATCGATGAACTTCCAGCTTTTGATTTTATAGTTGTTGATGAAGCGCATCATAGTATGGCAAGTTCTTACATCAATATTATTAATAAAAATAAAGAAAAACAAAATGAAAAAGATAATACTTATATCTTAGGTGTAAGTGCTACACCTAATCGTGGAGATAAAGTTCCACTAATAGATTTATTTGATAATTTTTACCAAATAACAACAAAATTTTTAATTGATAGTCATTATTTAGTTAGACCTAAATTTATTGATTTATCACCAAAATTTGGCCAAAAAATTGGTCATATTTCAAAAAATATAGATTGGGAAAAAATAGATGGAATTGAACTTGTAAATACATTAGTAGATAAATATTTACAACATAAAGAACCTGGGAAATCTATTATATTTGCACCTAATCACAAAATATGTCAGTTAATTAAAAATGCTTTAGAAAGCAAAGGAAGAGCACCAGCATATTTAGGAAATAACATTTCTGATGAAGAACGAGTAAGTGAACTTGAAAAGTTTGAAAAAGGGAATGCTGAAGAGCTTATCAATGTTGATATTGCAACAGAAGGATATGATTATCCAGAACTTAGAAATGTTATTGACTTTGATACAAATGGAAATGAAACACAGTGGATACAAAAAGTAGGACGTGGACTTAGAATTGCACCAGGAAAAACAGGTTGTACTGTAATTGATTTTGGTGGAAATTTACAACTTTATCCAGATGTAGAAGTTAATGTTAATTTAGAAGGTGAATTTAAAGCATCTAAAGGAAAACGAATAAAGACTGATGATTTTTTTGTAAGGAAATCAGATAAATCAAATAGTTTTGAAAAGCCTAAAGAACAAGCTGAATATACAGAAAAACAAGAATTTACACCTTATTCACAGCCAATAGGTTGGGAGTCTTTAAATGATGAAGAATTCGGTATTGTTTACTCATTTAGTGGCAGTAACAGAGATGCAATTGTAGTTAAAAATGAAAATAATTTTATCTTATTTATTGGAGATAAAACAAAAATAAATAGAGTTTTTAATGGAAGTTTTAATGATTGTATATCTCAAGGTGATAGTTATGTTAAAGAAACAAGTGATGAAGTTTGGAATGATGAGAAACTTATAAGTAAAATTCAAATAAAAAAGCTCTCTCCAAAATATCCAACAATGACACTAACTTGGCATTCTGCGAACTGTATTATTTGTTGGGAGTGTTGGAGAAAGGTGGTGTTAAATGAAATTAAGAGCAATGAATCTTGATGTTAAAAAACTTATGAATGGAAACACAGAACTAACAGTTGAAGTAAATGACAAACAAAATAAACTTATAAGCCAAATTAGTGACCAAAAGCAACTTTTCAATACTGAGCTTGAAGTTGCTATTGATAAGTGGAGAAACAAAAGAAGTGGTGGTCATAATAGATTATTTTGGGATATGTGTGGAGAATTATCAGACTTTATAAATGACCCACTTATAACTCAAAAAATTATTTATAGACAACTTGTAAGAGATTATGGCGTTTCTACTATTTTTCCAGTTCAAGATGAAATGCTAGAAATGATAATCAAAGATTGGGAAAGTAGAGGTGATGGTTGGCAAACTCAAATACTTAAAAAAAGTAAGTTAGAAGGCAATTATACTAATGTTAAATTTTGGTTTGGTAGTTCAATATATGATTCAAAACAGTTCTGGAAGCTCGTTGAAGGTTTAAAGGAACTATGTAGAGAAAATAATTTAGACATTAGTGTCTATGATCAACAAATTCAATTTGCAATAAATGAAATGGAAAAGAAAGAGAATTTCAAAAAGGAGAAAACTTATGGGAATAATTAGAGATAGTTTTGTTATATTTAAACACTGGGCATCTGCAATAGAAGTATTACCAGAAGAATATCAGCTTGAAACATACAAAGCTTTAGTTTCTTATGGAGTAAATTCTAAAATTCCTGAGAATATTTCTCCTGTTGCTCAAGCAATGTTAATTAGTTTCTCTAAAGATATGGAAACAAATATTGCTAAATATAATGCATCTGTTGAAAATGGAAAAAAGGGAGGAAATCCTAATTTTAAAAAGGGTCAAGCTAACCCATATTATAACAAAAATGAAGATAACCAAGACATAACCGAAGATATTATTCAAGATAACCAAAAGATAACCCAAGATAACCAAGACATAACCTTATATGATAATGTATATGTTAATGATAATGTTAATGTTATTAATAGTAAGTTAGTTAATAATAAAAATAATATATTTGAAAATTATATTAAAATGCGTGCGTGTGTGCGTGTGTGCGTGAGGAACGAAGAGGAAAGAAAAGTTTATCTTGAAAAATATAAAACATTTTTTGATTATCACCATAATGATAAGTTTTCTGATGCAGCTTATGAAATTATAGACACTATGATTGAAGCTAAAGAGCAATCTGAAACAAACAAGGGACTTGTTTTTAAATCTAAGAAATATAGCAAAGATAGGTTTGAAGATGTTTTAGATAAGCTTACTTACAATCAATTTGAAAATATTATATCTCAACTAGTATTTAATGAAGAGATTGAAAATCGGCCAGCTTATATCCTGGGTTGTTTAATCGAATCATATAAACTGCATAGTGGGTGAAAATAAAGGAGAAATCAAATGAAGTTTAAAGCAATTTATGAAGAATCAGTTGGTTTTATCTTTCCAGAACTTGATGATGAGGTTCAATATAAAATATACCATGAACGAAAAAATCAAGAATTAATTACATTAATTAAAGGGTATTATAGTGAAGGTTTATTCTTTCTAGATTACTCTAAGAATACGAATTATATTTATCTAAGTTTTGGAGATAAAGATGCTGAGAATAAAATTAAAGATGTTGAATTTTATCTTTACACTTCACTTAAAGAAGCAATTGCTGATTTAGAAAAATTAATAAAATCAAAATCAGATGTTAGATTTTGGACTACTCCATATTTCGATAAGGATTTTGAACAGGATTATATAAATCCAGAAGAAGACCATAGCAAAATGATATGGCGAAAAAAGGGTGTGTTATGGGTTGCACAAGGTAAGATGGGTAAATTCATAATAAAACATTTACATAGGTGTTATATCGGTAAATATGAAAGCAAAACTAAAACTTTTAATTTACCACCTCAAAAGAAAATATCCGAAATGAAAGCATTATGTAGGGAAAATGTTTATTGGGAGTGAATTATGAATAAATACTATATTGATGAAACAGAGTATCAAAACTATTGTTCTTTTAAGCACATTGAACCAGAAATAAAAGGTTGTCTTGATAGAGAAATAGCTTATGAAAAAGAAATTGAAGAACTAAAACAATCACAAAATCAAATAGCTATTGAAAAACTAGAAAACCTTAAAGAAATCATTAATAACAATGCAGTTGATTTTGAAAAAAAATATGCACATCATTGTTACAGAACTTTTGATAGGTCATATAGACTATCAAATTAAAATTTTAAAAGGAGAAAATTATGGAAAAAGTAAGTAGTGTTTTAGATTTTGCAGATGGTGCAATGCTAGAACGAGTAAATTATGAGCTTATAAAAGTTATGGAGAATATAAAAAATCCCAATACTGATGAAAAGCCAAGAAAATTAACAATTGAACTATCAATAACTCCTGTTAATGATAGAAATTCAGTTACAATTAAGTCTACTGTAAAAAAGACTTTAAGGCCAACGAGTTCAGTTCAAACTCAGATGGCAATACAAACAATGAATAATAAAATTGGTTGTTATGAAATAACAGGAATACCAGATGGACAATGGACCTTTATGGTGAAGTTCATAATACTAAATATGTTGAAATACAAAAAGAAAAGGAAGGTGTATAAAATATGGAAAATATTGTTAAAGATATTGAAAGAATTATTAAGGAAACTATTACTACAAAAGAAATTGATGGAAAAGTATATTCTAATCAGAATTTACATATAGTTAGACATAGAGATTATGCTTGTGAAAAAACATTTAATGATTTAAGTTCATTAGTTTCTATGATAAAACATGAATTACATATATTTAAATCAAATTTACCTTTATATGTAAATGTAGAATCTCCAAAAAAGGTAACAGTATTTACTTCATTAGATGAAAATAAAGAAAGAGAAACTCCTTATAGTGCAAGTTATATTGAAGATAAATTTTCATTTAATACTTCATATAGACATGAAGATTTTGTTATAGCACTTCGTTCACAATTTGTTCAGAATGAAGATTCTGCTGAAATGCTTGAGCTTTTAAAGAAAGTTACAAATGCACAATCAATTGAAGTTGAAGATGATGGAATTACTCAAAGAATAATTTCAAATCAAGGTGCATCATTATCAAAAACTGTTCAACCAGTACCAATTAGAAGACTTGCACCATTTAGAACTTTTATTGAAGTTGAACAACCAACAAGTGAATTTTTGTTTAGAATGAAAGATTCTGGAAATTTTGCATTATATGAAGCAGATGGTGGCGCATGGAAGAAAAAAGCAAAAGAGAATATTAAAAATTATTTTAAAGAAGAGCTTGCTGAAGAAATTGAAAAAGGAACTGTTGTTATTGTTAGCTAGTATAATAATAAAAATTAATAACAAGGAGATTTTATGAATATAAAGAAATTTAATATTTGGGTTACTGCACTATTTCACAATGTTTTATTTACACTCTTAACTTGTGAGCTTTCTTTTTTAGTAAAAACAGACCCTCAATTTATTTTTAGCTATATATCATTGGTGTTTTCAGTAATTTCATTTATTATTGCTTTTATAGTAGTTTATTATTTCTTGAGGGAAGATTAACCTTTATAGGAGGTTAGAATGATAACGTTTGAACAGGTAAAAAAAGATTTAAGAAACTTAAAACATCTTGAATATTCAATTCAAACATTTTTAATTGCCAGTGAAAAATTAAAAAAACAATATGAAAATCATAAAGAAAATGGCGCAACAGAAGAACAGCTTAAAATATTTAAAGAATCAATTGATAAATTAGATGCAAATGGATTTATAAAACAAAGCATTTTAAAAAAAGAGCAGTATTTTGATGCAATATCTCATCTAGATCCTATTAATCAGACAATTATTATTGATTCAGTAATAAACGGCCAAACTTACTGGAAAATAGGAAATAAATTAGGATTTTCAGAAGTTGCCATTAAAAAAAGAGTTAATAAAACAATAAGACAAATAGTAAATCATTTAAAAAAAGTTAGTAATTAGTAAAAGAGTATACTTCGGTATACTTTTTTTTGTTGTAAAATTAAATAAAGATATAAAAACGGAGGTAATTGTAGGTGTTATGATGGGGTCAAAGTATAAAGATGATGTGAAAGAACAAGCACTTGCAATGCTTACCACGATGTCTTATAAGGAAGTATCGAAACAACTTGAAATTCCAGAGAACACTTTGAGAGATTGGAAAAAGAGAGAAGAGAAGATTAATCCAGAGTTCGTGAAACTCCGAACTAAAAAGAAAGAAGAGTTTGTTAATAGTGCTTGGAGCATTATAGAAAAAGCAAATAAGTTGATTGAAAAAAAGATTGATAGAGCTTTATCTATTGAAGATGATATTGATAACATTATAAGTAAAGCAAAAAATAATCAAGATTTATCGAAAGAAGATTTTGTGTTACTAACTAAAAGTATTAATAAACTAGGAATTGATAATATTGGTCAAGTATCTACTGTAATTGGGACTTTATATGATAAACAAGCACTTATTAATAAAGAAGCAACAGTTAATCATGGTGCAGATGCATCACTTGAAGATGTTCTAAGGGGACTACAGGGAGATGAAATGTAGTGGCTATTAATACTAAAAAATATATTGAAAATGAACTGAAAATTAGAACGAAAGATTCTCAAATTATTCCATTTATTATTAATGAGCCACAGCTTAAACTTTATAACACAATTAAGTTTTTACACGAGCAAGGTAAACCTATTAGAATTATCATTTTAAAGGCTAGACAAATGGGTTTTTCAACTCTAACTGAAGCATTAATCTTTAAAAGAACAGCAACTAAACATAATGTAAATAGTGGTATTGTTGCACATAAAGAAGAAGCAACAACAAACCTTTTCAATATGTCTCAACTATTTTATGAAAAATTAAGAAGTTGTTTAAAACCTCAAATTAGAAAGAGTAATGCTAAGGAACTTATTTTTGATAACAAAGAAGGTTCTGGACTTAAAAGTAAAATTAAATGTATGACAGCTGGTGGAGAGGGAATTGGTCGTTCTGATACATTTCAAAACCTACATATTTCAGAGTATGCGTTTTGGAAAGGAGATAAGAAAAATACACTTGCAGGTCTTCTTCAAGCTGTTCCAGATACACCAGAAAGTATGGTTATTATTGAATCCACAGCTAATGGTTATGATGATTTTAAACAAAGATGGGATGATGCAGTAGATGGCAAGAGTGATTATATACCTTTGTTTTGTGCTTGGCATGAGCTTGACTCTTACAGGAGAGATGCAAGTAATTTAGTTTTGACAGATGAAGAAATAGAACTCAAACAACTTTATAACTTAGATAATGAACAAATTTCTTGGAGAAGATGGAAGATTGCAAACGATTGTGGTGGAGATGTTGATTTATTTAAACAAGAATTTCCTAGTTGTCCAGAAGAAGCTTTTATTTCATCTGGTTCGAGTGTTTTCGATAAAGAAAGCATAATTCACCAGATAGAAAGAGTTCGTACCTTGCAACCAGTAAAACGAGGCTATTTTGAGTACGAGAAGAAAGTAATTGATGTAGACAATTACGAAATAAACAATATCAAGTGGGTTGATGATGAGAAAGGATATATTACTATTCATCAAGAACCTGTGGTGATATACGACCAGAAAACAAAACGACCATTAAGTAAAGCACCTTATGTAATTGGTTGTGATGTGGCTGGTAATGGCGAAGACTTTTTTACAGCTAAAGTAGTTGATTGTATCACACATGATAGACATGCAACACTGCATAAGCAAAACATAGATGAAGATTTGTTTGCTGATCAAATTTATTGTTTAGGAATGTATTATCATGAAGCTTTAATTGGTATTGAAGTTAATTATAGTATTGTGGCTGACAGAGAGCTTAACAAGCTTAATTATCCTCATATTTATCAAAGAGAAGTATTTGATAAGCAAAATCAAAGATATTTAAAACAAACTGGATTTATTACAAATTCTGTAACAAGACCGTTAATGATTGCTAAACTTGTAAAACTATTTAGAGAAGATATAACTCATGAAGTTGATATTTCAACTCTAAGAGAATGTTTAACATTTGTTAAAAATGAAAAAGGTAGAGCTGAAGCTGAATATGGTTTTCATGATGATTTGGTTATGGCAAATGCTATTGCTGAAACAATTATTGAACAACAAGACCCTAATTGGATTGAGATAGAACAACCAAAATACGAATTACCATATGCTTTACAATCAGAGTTTGATGAAAATGATGATTTTGAAGATACATATCAAGACTATTTTAACGCACTGGAGGAATATTAATGGAAAAATTATTAGAAGCATTAGTTAATCAAGCTTTTAAATCTCAAAATGAAAGAATTGAGTGCTTAAAACAAGAAATAACTGAATTAAAACAAGAAAATAAATCTCTAAAAGAAAAGATTAATGATTTAGAAGAATTAAATTCTTTGTTTGATGAAAATGTGACTAAAATTAAAGACTATTTTAAAACTTATGTTGCTGGAGAAGATGAAACTAATTTAATGGAGGAATATAAGTTTGGAGAACAATAATCAAGAGAGATTAAATCAAATATGGAATGAATACAAAGATGGGAAACAATATCAAAAAGAAATTGGTTTAGAAACAATGATTCCATTGTGTGTTGATTTTTATGAAGGAAGACACTGGGGAAAAGTAAGTGATAAGACAAAAACATTACCAAGACCTATTTTTAATCAAATTGAAATGATTGTAGATAGTAAAGATGCTGGAATACTTGCAACACCACTTAAAATTTTATTTAGTTCTCAAGAAGCACCAAATTTAGCAAATAAATTAACTGCATTTAATAAACAAATGGAAAAAGAAATGAAGTTAGATGATATTTGGTCTGAAATAGTAGGTCAAGCAACGGTTGAAGGTTCTAGTTTTATTCATTTCTTTTGGGATTCAGAAGCCTATGGAAGAAGAGGAGAATATAAGGGTGGAACAAGAGCAGAAATTATTGAACCACTTAATGTTATAGTTCATAATCCAAGAGAAACTGACATTCAAAAACAAAAGTGGATAATTATAGAAACTAGATGTGAACTTGAAGCTGTTAAATCAATGTGTAAAAACAAGACTGATGCAATGATGATTGAACCAGATAATAACGAAAATATTCGAGATGAAAAAGAGCAAAATGGAAGCAAACTTGTTACTGTATTGACAAAATATTTTAAAAAAGATGGTGAAGTCTATTTTGAAAAAGCAACTAAGAAAGTTTTTATTTGTCAAGCAACAGCACTTAATCCAGAAATTAATAGTAATTTGATTAGAAATACACAAAAAGAAGATTCTGCTGAATCTAATTTACCAGATACACCAAAAAGTGAACAGGTAGAATATAAAGCAACTCTTTATCCAATAGAAGTTTATCAATACAAGAGAAGAAAAAATTGTATTTATGGTCGTGGTGAAGTTGAGCCAATTATTCCAAATAATAGAGTAGTTAACTTTAATACAGCTATGATGTCAAAAAGTGTAGAAGACCAGGGATTTGGTCAAGTAGTAGCAAAAGAGGGTGCAATGAGTAAAGGTGATAGATTCACCAATGACCCAACAAAACTACTTATTGATAGATACAAAGGTGGAACAGGATTTTATACCTTACAAAAACAACCTTTTAATCCTCAAACTTATCAACTAAACAAAGATATTTTAGAAACAACAAGAAGTGTAACTGGTGCAACGGAAGTAATGACTGGTGAAATAATGGGAGCAAATCAATCAGGAGCATCAATAGCTTATCTTCAACAACAAGCACAAAAGCCTATTGATAATCTATCAAAAAGATATAGAAAATTTAGAGAAAGATGTGCTGAGATTTTATTACAATTCTATGTTTTATTTTATGAAGATAAAGAATTCTATAATGATGTTAACTCAGAAGAAAGTTTGAAATTAATAAAAGAAAAATTATTAAGTCAAGGTGAAAATAATCAACAAATTATTCAAGAACTTTCAAATATACCAGTAGAACCAATTAAATTTAAAGATTTGTTTAATGGTTCAGAGTTTAGAGATTATGAGTTTGATATAACAATCGAAATTGGTGCTGGAACACAGTATAGCGAACTTGTAACAGTAAATATTCTAGATAATCTTTTAAATGCTGGAAAGATTAGTTTAAGGACCTATTACAATGTTTATCCACAAAATTTATTACCAAATAAAAAAGAACTATTAAAAGATTTAGATGAACAGGAAAAAGGTCAAATTGCACAATTATCTCAAATGGTTCAAAATCAACAAAGTCAGTTAGAACAATATGCAAGTGCTATTCAAAGACTTAATGAAATAGCAAATAATATCTCCGGAACAATAAATGAAAATATGAAGCTTAAAGAATTATTAGCACAATTACAAGCTGAATATACAGGAAAGATAAATATAGCTAATCAAGAAAATGCTATTTTAAGACAAGATGCAGAGGATTTAGCAACACTTGTAATGTCTAATAGTAAAGGAGAAGGAAATGCTTTGTGAGTATTGTAAAACTGTCTTAATAAGAAAAAAATCTAATAAATATAAAACAATTTTTACTTGTAGAAAGAAAGATTGTTTTAACTATAACAAAGATGTATATAAAAAACTTGTTAATTAAAGTTAAATACTTTGATTATAAATTCGCATTGAATAGCGGAAAAATCTAAAAGGAGGGCAATTTATGCCAGAAAATTTAACTGCGGAAACAAGCATTGAAAACAATGTGGTTGATGAGGTCGCAGACATCAACAAAAACTCTGAAACTGAGAATAATATTGAATTTTTAGACTTTAAAATTAATGAGAATGACGATTCTATTAAACAAAGTGAAAAATTAATTCAAAGCAGTGAAGAAAATTCTGAATATGCTCGAAAAAGAAGAGAATCAGAAAGAAAAAATGAACTAAAAAGAGCAAGAGAAGAAGCAAGAATTAATGCTTTAATTGAATTTACCAATGGTTTTAATCCTTACACACAAGAAGAGATTAAAGATAAGGTGGATATAGATAAATTCCTTGCAATGAAAGAGATTGAAAGAAATGGTGGTGACCCAATTTCGGATTATCACAACTTTCAATCAAAAAAGAAAAAAGAAGAAATTGCTAATATAAAAAAGGAAGATGAAGAAAGAAATTGGTATGCAAATGATAGAAAAGTCTTTTTTGAAAAACACCCAGAAATGACAGAATCTATGCTTTCTTCATTACTTAAAAATGAACAGTTTCTTCTATATGGTGAAGGTAAGTTTGGAAATAAAGCATTGTCTGAAATATATGATGGCTTTTCAAAAGTTATGTCAACATTTGAAAATAAAGCTAAATCTATAGCTGAAAAAATGTATGCAAACAAATTTTCTTCACCAGGGGCGCTTAATAGTTCTGAAGTTTCAAAGACAAAAACTTGGGAAGATATGAGTGCAACTGAATTTGAGGCTGAGATTCAAAAAGCTAAAAATGGTAATTATAAAAAAACTTAGAGGTGAAAGTCCTCTAAAATATTAAATTTATAGGAAAAGAAAAATATGTCAGAACAAAATGTAAACACACTTGGAACTGTATCAGCAGAAGCCAAAACTTTTTATGATAAAACACTTTTAGCAAGACTTCTTCCAACATTAGTCTTTGCTAAATATGGTCAAAAGAAATCACTAAAATCTAGAAGTGGTAAAACAATCGAATTTAGAAAATTTACATCATTAGACCCAGTAACAACACCTTTAACTGAAGGTGTTACACCTACTGGTAAAAATCTTGCTGTAACATCAATTACAGCAACAGTAGAGCAATATGGTGACTTCGTTGAAATTTCAGACATGCTTGATTTAGTAGGAATTGACCCTGTATTAGTAGAATCAGCTGAGTTACTTGGCGAACAAGCAGGTCTAACTATTGATAATAGAGTTAGAGATATTGTATGCGAAGGAACAAATGTTCAATATGCAAATGGAAAAGAAAGCTCTGATGCAATCACAGCTGATGATAAAATGACATCTGATGAAGTAGCAAGAGCAGCTGCAACACTTAAGAAAGGTAATGTTAAGAGAATTGATGGTAAATACTATATTGGTATTGTTGACCCTGATATTGCTTATGACCTTATGAAAGACCCATTATGGCAAGATATTTCTAAATATAGTGGTGGTGGGGCTATTATGGAAGGCGAAATTGGTAAATTACATGGTGTTAGATTCATTGAAACAACAGAAACACTAGTAAAAACACCTGGTTCAGTAAATGTTCACTGTGCAATGATTATCGGAAAAGATGCTTATGGTATTGTTGATGTTGATGGTTCAGTTAAACCAGAAAATATCGTTAAAGCATTTGGTTCTGCAGGAACTGCTGACCCACTTAATCAAAGAGCAACATCTGGTTGGAAAGCATTATTTACAGCTAAAAGACTTGATGAAAATTGTATGGTTCGTATTGAGTGTGCTACAACTCTTAATTAGAAAATATTGGTTTTATCTTACCATCACCCTCTTTTTACAGAGGGTGAGAAATAGATTAAAATTATGGAGGAATTAATTATGTCAAAAACAGAAAACACTGAAAAAGTGGTAAATACAACAGAAAATATTGAAGATGTAAAAGTTGATGCAAAACATCTTGAAGTTGCTAATCAAACTGCAAAAGCAATCAAAAATAAAAAGATGGTTGAGATTAAAATTCCTATTGATCCTCAAAATCCAAAGGATTTGATAGTTCCTGTAATTATTAATGGTTATAGATGGGAAGTTAAAAGAGGCGTAAAGGTTTCAGTTCCTGAACCTGTTGCGAAGATTCTTGAAAATTCTAAATATATTTAATGAAAATAAAAAACAATCTAAAATTAGATTGTTTTTATGTAATTTGAGTTGGCTAGTAGTGGTTCGAACCCACAAAATTACAAGTAAGGAGGGAAAATGAAATTAGGCGAAATCAAGCTAGAAGCATTAAGAATAATGAATATAAATAATGATAGTCCACTTTATTTAGAAAATATCGAAACAATTTATGGTGAAAAAAGATATGCTAAATTTTTAAATAATATGCTTAATGCAATTAATAAAGCTATTGATATTATAAATTATAAAAAAGTTTTACCTAAAAAAAACATTGAATTATCTGAGTTTTTATCAAGTGAAGGAAAAATAAATAATAGATTTGATTTAACTAAAATTAATGATTTTTTATCAATTAACAAAATTGTATATGAAGATGATTTTACGTATTATCCAAAAATTTGTTTTGAGAAAGAAGGTGAAAATCTAGTTATCTCAAATAAATATAATCCAAATTATTTAAAGATGATTTATGAACCTAAAATTCCTAATATTACAGATGATTTATCAGATAATGAAGAAATTCCGAATTTAAAAGATGAATTTGCAAGATTAATTCCATATTACATTAAATTTGAATTATATCAGGAAGATGAACCAAACTTAGCTTTAACTGCTAAAAATACATTTGATAATGGAATTGAATCATTAAGAATTTATGAATATGAATTTGATAGTATATCAATAGAAAATATTTATTCAATAGAGGATTAATTATGGCAATATCATTAAAAGAAAGAAAACAAGCAGTATTTCATGATTTTAAAGGTGTTGATTTTTCAAGTTCACCACTACTTGTAAATAAAAATAGAGCTGTTAATTCTACTAATTTTATTTATAAAAATGGTATTAACAGGAAAAGAAATGGTTGGATAGAGAAATTCAGAATAGGAACTGAAAATATTAATGGTTTATTTGAGTGTTATTTAGATAGTATTAAAGTAATTATAGTTTATGCAAAAACAAGCTTTTATAAAGTTACATTTGAAAATGAAGAATATTCTATTGAAGAAATAACAAATACTTCATCTAATGATATTTGTAAGGTTGATACATCTAAATTAATAAACAGAAGATGTCAAATGTTTCAAAATAAAAATAGGTTATATTTTGTTGGCTGTGGTGATTATCTCACTTATGGTAAATATGGTGAAAATTATGAACTTAGAAGAGTTGAAGATGATGATTATACATATATTCCAACAACTTCAATTAATATTGGTGCTGATAGTGATGAAGATGATATTTATGAATCTTTTGAAAATGTAAATTTATTATCTAGCAAAAGAAAAAATACATTTGTTGGAAATATAGCTGGTTCGATTTTTACAGTTGATTCAGATTACATTGATAATGGAACAGTTATTACCATTGAACACGAGGCTGTTGTTGAAGAAAAATTAACAATTAAAACATATCAAAGTATTGGAAGTGATATTTTTGATGATGAACAAAAAATAGGTTCAATAGATTTTGAAAAAGGTAAAATTACTTTAGACATAGATACTTCACCAATTGAAAATTCTAGTGAAAATGTAGAATCTAATTTAACAATTACTTTTAGCTGTAAAATAAATGATTATGCTGATAGAATAAATAAAGCTGAAATTGGAGTAATGTATGGAGTAAATGGAAATCCTGAAAGATTGTTTGTTGCTGGAAACAATCTCTATCCAAACTATGATTTTTACTCTGAAATAAACGATTTAACATATTTTTCAGATTTAAATTCAACTGAAATTGGTTTAACAAATTCGAAAATAACAGGATATTCTGTTCTTGATAATGGAATATTAGCAATTCATAAAGATGAAAGAAATAGTGGTTCTACAATTTATTATAGAAGTGGTACAGAAAAAACAGAGTTTGATGATAATGGTCAAATAATAAATCAAATAACTACTTTTACTATTAAAGCTGGTTCAATAGGTGAATGTTTGGCAAGTAAATATTGTAATGCAAATTTTAATGGAGATAAGATATTTTTATCTAAAAATGGAGTATATGGAATTGTACTTTCATCAAATATTGCATCAAATGAAAGATATTCAAGAGAACGAAGTCAGTATATCAAAAGAAAATTATTAAGTCACATTAACTTAGAAGAGGCTGTAGCAATAGTTTATGAAAATAATTATTACTTATCAATAGATGATATTTGTTATGTTGCTGATGCCAGAATTATTTCAAATAATACATCTGAAACAAATTCATTCAATTATGAATGGTATTATTGGAATAATATTCCAGCAAGAGTATGGGCAATAATAGATAATAAACTATATTTTGGAACAAAAGATGGTAGAATCTGTGCTTTTGATAAAGAATATGCTGATATAACTTTTAAAAAAACATCAATCGGTGATTTATTCATAAATTATGATGAAAATAAAGTTATTTTTAATCAAAATTTAGTATTAAAAAATAATGATTTAATTAGATTTAATACTGATATTTATAAATCAAAAATATTATCAGAAGATATTATAAAAGTTGAGAATAATAAAGTATTTGTTAGTGAAGAAAAAATTCTAAATTGTTATAACTTATCTGAAATATATGTAGATAAAATAAATGATTCTGGTTTAGAGATAAATAAAAAGTATTATATAAATAACGTAGATTTAGCAGAATGTTCTTTTAATTTGACTGATGAATTAGGTAATGAAATTTCAATTTTATCAAGTAATTTTTGTATTTGTGAAAATATCTCAAATAAAGATTTAATTATAACTAATTTAACTGATACAACATTTAATTTATCATACAAAAATCCAGATTTAGAAGAAATAAAATTAGTTAAATATAATGATTCTATAGAATATCAAACACCTCAAGCAACAATTGTAACAAAAAAGAATGTTGTTGCAATGTGGTTTAGTCCAATTTTTGACTTTGGAAATAATCAATTAATGAAAACTTTATTAAGTTTTACAGTTTCAACCGAACCTACAACAAATGGAAAATTAACGTTTGGATACACAACAAAAAATAATGAAAAATCAATAGCAGCAGAGGGTATTAATATCTTTGATTTTGATAATTTAGATTTTAATAATTTTACTTTTGACTCTTCTTTTGCTAATAGCTATACCGTTGATATTAAAGATTATTTTAACTTTATACAGCTATTTTTTATGAGTGATAATGATTATGCTTGTGCAGTCAACTCAATAACTCTTTCATATAAATATAATTCTACAAATAAAGGAGTTCAATAATATGGCAAAAATAGAAAATATATCTCAAAAAACTGAAAATGCAATACTTAGAAAAAGTGCTTATAGTCTGCCAAATAGACCATCTGAAAGTGGAATTAGAGCAGAAGATGTAAAAAAATCATTTCATGGTTTAATTACAGATAAAAATGATTCAGTTTTATCAGAATTAAAAAGAATTGTAAATGAAGCTAACGATATTATCAAAAATTTAGAAGATGAAATAAATAAAAAAGAACCTGAAATTTCAAGTTCAAATTTAATTAGTGCTGATTTTATTGATGATACAAATTCTAAAAATAAGTTTCTAACCGATGAAGAAAGAAAATTACTTTATAAATTTAATAAAGAAACTTGGGTAATTAACGAAAATCCAACGTTACCAACCGAATCAAAAAGTTATACAATTAATGCTAATGTTAATCTTTATGACGGAACTGAAATAATCTCTATAACAGCTGATTATTGGCAATTTTATAATAATGCAGCTTTATTTTTTGGAAAAACTCGTTATACAACTGATGGAGATTCAGTTTATTATAACAGTTATTTAAGCGCATATTATAGTGATTCTAATACTAATCAAAATGAGTGGAGTAGTCATTATGATACAAATACTTCATTTATTATCGATAGTGATATAAGTAAAAAATTAAGAACTATTACATTTAATGAAGAACCTGATGAAGAAATATTAGCTTGGTTACAAGCAAATGCTGTTTTACAACCAAATATACAACAAATTATCCCGAATAATGGAGAAGAAGCAACTGAAGAATTAAAAACATTACAAATTGGGGATATAAACTTTTTACTTTCTAAAGGAGATTTTTTTTTTAACTTAGCCTATGGAGATACAGCACCAGAAGATACAACAAAGTTATGGGTTAAGTGTCAAGAGCCTAGTAATATTAATATTATGGCTGACAAAGATGTTGATTATGAGAATGCAACTTTGTCAACATTAGACACTAAATTAACACATTGGACAGAGTATAATGGTGCAGCATCAGTAGGAACTGATTGTTACTCATTTAGTGGTGGTCATTATTACATTCAAAAATATGACACTGTATTAGATACTTGTACAGTAATGAACACTACATTACGACAAGATGTACTAGACTCTACATATTGGGTAACAGCAACAGCAGTAGAAACTGATTGTTATATTTTTGGTGGAGAATATGGTAGATATGTCGAAATATATAATACACTTACTGACACTTTAACATTTATAACAACTCCTGGTGAATACGTCATGGAATTAGGAGCTGGAATTTGTTCCGTAGATGATGATATTTATATTTTTGGTGGAAATGCAGGTGGTAGTGCTTGGAACTATATCCGTAAATATGATACAACCACTAGTACATTTTCAAATATAGCTACACTTAATATACCTGCAGCTTATACATCAGCATCATCAGTTGGAACAGATTGTTATGTTTTTGGTGGTTGGTACATACAAGGTTCAGGAAAATTTAATACTATACAAAAATATGATACTGTTACAAGAACAGTTACAAATGTAGCTTCACTTAACAATAAAACAGGAGCTTCTTGTAGTATAGGAACAAATTGTTATATATTTAACAATCCTTATATACAAAAATATGACACTATTGAAAATACTGTTACAACACTTAGTGCTTCTGTAGAACACGGAACAAATAATGGTGACTCTGGTTATCCAAACTTTGCTGCTTGTTCAGCAGGTGGAGATGCTTATATTTTAGGTGGTGGTAATTGTATTCAAAAGTTACAAATATCAATTCCACTTGAAGCAAATTTATTAATGTTAATAAATGCTTTTAAGAAAGAACTGCCTATTTTTAAGTATAAAGATAATTATTTGAATTTGTATTTAAGAAGTATATATATAGGTAATTCAGAAAATGAAGCAGAACAAGTGGAAGTTTATCAATACAATAACGATACCCAACAATGGGAAAAAGTAATTTAAAAGGAGATTTAATTATGAATAGAGTTTATAAAGTATGGAACAGACAAGACAAAATCAATGGAGTGGAAGCAAAAATAATTTTAGAAAAACAACCATTCTGTGCAGAAGATGGCGATATTATTTTGATCGCAAATGCAAGCAACCCAAATAAAATTACAAACATTGAGTGTAAATCAATTCTTTCAAGTATTTTTGACATTGATATTAGCTTAAATATTGATGAATTTATGAAAACTTATTTTGAAAAAACTAAAGTAAAAACTGATATAGAGAATTAGATATTAATTAAATGGAGATAAATTATGGGTTTAATAACAATATGGCTTAGGAAAAATATAGGAATTATTGTTTCAATTATTGGTTTTATTTTACTTGTAATTCTTACATTTGGTGATATAGGCGAATTATTTACAGACAAATATTGGCAAAATGTTGGTGGAAATATAACTTCAATAAGTGCTTTATCGATAGGTTTAGTATTAATACAAATATCTATAAAGCAAGGTGTGAGTGAGCAAGCACTTTCAGTAGGTTTAAACACTAAAAACACAAAAGAAATGTATGATGAACACAAACAATGTGTAAAAAAATGTCATGACAAATTGATATATCTTCCATATTTTCTATCTATTAGAAATGAAAGAGAAACAAAGAGAAGAAAGCAAGAATTTTTAGTAGATAATAACTATTTAAACGAATTTTTACTTAAGAAAAGTGGAAGTAAAAAGCTTATAAAACTCTATGATAAAATTCAAACCAATATAACTGTTGACAGTATAAAATGGTCCACTACTGAAATTGTGTATAACAAAAATGGCAGAATTGAAAAATTAGAAGATTATCGTAAAAAACGATTATTCAAGTCTTTATTAATTGGATTTATATGGATGTTTGGGACAACGCTTATTACTGGAGGATTATTTTTAGATATATCAAAAGTTCCATTTTGGCAAAAATTAATTAAATTATTAACGTATCTTATAACAATAACTTTATCTGTGATATTTGATATTGGTAAAAACTATGAAAAAGGAGCTTATGGTGTTCCTAACGAACTAGAAGAAATAAATTCTATATGGGAGGAGTTTTACAATTGGGAAATTCCAAATCATATAGTTAATGAAATAAAATTAATTGAAAAATCTAGTTTTATATCAAAGGAGGAGTTTGATGAAAAAGAAAAATTTAACACCTGAACAACTTTACAAAAAGAATAAAAAGAGATTAAAAACATTCAAAGTATTATCTCCTATTATACATTTTGGATTTTTAATTTTAGGTTTAATATTTTTATTTTTTATGATTAAAAATAGTGTTGGAAATATTACTGAAATTATTGATTTGCTAGACAAGAAAAAACACAGTGAAGAAATGTTGCAAAAGAATTATCAATACCTTGTAAACAAATGGGGAGAATGGGTTATTTTAGGGGACTTAAACGGTTCTATTACTATTAGATTTGTTGATATAAGAAATGCTTTATTTAGTAAATTAATGGTGACAAATTTAATTTTAGGGATTGTTTGTTTATCAATTTCACTTATTATTGGCAAGCTTTTATTATCCAAACTAATCAAATACTACTCTGAAAATAATCAGGATATTGTAAATATAGCGACACTTCAAACTCATGCAAGCATTACAAATAAAGAAAAGAAAAAGGAGGATTGGTTTTAATGAATATAGAACAAATTCAAGCATTTTTAACAGCTCCAGAATTACCCGATATTATTTCATATTTAATATTAATTGCTGTCTTTATAGTTGAGTATTTTGTAAAGAAGTTTGTTGAAAAAGACAACAAAAACACCATTTCAAGTGTAAATATCAAAACATCTGAAATGGCTAATTTAAAAGAAGAATTGCTCAAAACAAAACAAGAATTGATTGATGAGAGGTTAAAGTTTGAAAATGAAAAGAAAGAGTTATTATCTGAATTATCATTAATTAAAGATGCGATAAAAACAAGTTCAATTAATTCACAAGAACTAGTTTCAAATGGAACAGCAAGTTATATTTCAAAAATGTTATCTAAAAATAAAGAAAACAAGGAGAAAAATAAAAATGAGTAAAATTGTTAATGGTTTAGATGATTTATATAAAAAGTATTTTCAAAACACTAATTATAAAATTGGTGATTCTTTTGATAATGTTAAAAGTAATATGACTGGTGAAGATTGGGATTTAAGTCAAAAGCTATTAGATTATTATGGCCAACAAACTAATTTAACTAATAACTACAATAAATACAATGAAAATGTAGATAGAGATAAATATATTAATATGCAAAAAAATGCTATTGCTTATGAAAAGGCTAAAAAGTATTTACCACAGTATTTAAAAAGTCAAGGACTAGGTGGGTTAGGACAATCTCAAACTTCAATGATACAGGCAAGAAATAATTATAACAATTTACAAAACACTGTAAAAAATCAAGCTAATTTACGAAAAGATGAGTTGTTTAATAATTATCAATTAAACCTAGATAATCTTAATCGTAATGCTTCTATTGATATGGACTCTATTAAGGATAAATATGATGCTGTAAGAGATAATTTAGCAGAAACTGAACGTTCTAATGTTGATGTAAGATTTAATAAATTACTTTCAAGTGATGAAAAAATCTCTAAATCTGATTATGAAGATTTAAAATCTTATGTGGATGGTTTAAAAGAGAGTATTGGTATAGATAATTATAATCAATTCTTAGCACAACTTAAAAATTATGAACCATATATAAGAAGTGATGAAGAACAAAAAACTTATGATAATAATTCAATTATTCAAAAATTCCAAGTAGGATTAGGAGATACAGACAAAAATACCTTATTAAATCAACTAAAAAATAATGGTGGTGTTAATGTTCATGGAACTTATGGTGGTGGATTCACCTTAGATAATTCTGATTTAAAAATCAAAGAAGGTGATGATGGTATTACGCTTGAAGAATTTGTAAGACGTTCAACAAAACACGGAAGTTCTGGATTAAATAGTGGAGAATATGGTTGGTTTGGTAGTGAAAATGACCATTCAACAGCAATTGGAAAATTAGCAACTAATGGAGAGCTTGCTAATGGAACTATCGTTGATACGAATAAAGGAGAAGGTCAAAATATGTGGATTTACCTTAATGGTAGATTCTATGAATTAGAAAACAAAAATGAGGTTGTAAAAAACTTAAGTTATAATGAAATGAGAAATCAAGGAGCATTTATTATATAATATGGTATTTAGTTCATCTCTTGAAGATATAAGAAAAAGGTCAAAAGAAATTATTGACCAAAGAAAGGCAATGGCTGAATATAGAAAATATGAAGCTATTAGAAAAGAATATGAAAGACTACAGCAGTTAAATAATAGAAATAGTTTAGTAAATAACAAAAAGGCTAATTTATTTGAAAAAGGTTTTGATACACTTGGAGATTTAGTAGGAAATGTGCTAACTGGAGCAGGAAAAGGTATTGAGGGTATAGTTGATACAGGACTAAGCGCTGTAGGTCTTATTGGTGGTATTTTTGGTAGCAATATTAGAGATTCAATAAAAAATGTAATATCTTATGATGTTACAGGAAACCTAGCAAAACCTATGAATAATTTTTTTGATGCTTCACTTTTAAACAATAATAAAGTTGGAAATTTTATTGAAAATGTTGCTAGTGGTGTTGGTCAAATGTTACCAGCTGTTGTTACAAATATTTTACTTCCAGGTAGTGGTATGGCCACGATGGGAGTTAGTGCAGCTGGTAATGCAACTGAATCAGCTTATAATGATGGCGCTGGATATTATAAAGGTCTTCTTCACGGTGCAGTAAGTGGAGGCATTGAAGCTGCAACTGAGAAAATCGGAGGACGTTTATTTGGAAATAGTGTAATAGATGATGCTTTAGGATTAAAACCAGCTACTAAAACATTGTTGCCTGGAGCAACAAGTAAAATTGGAAAATTTATTCAAGAAGCTATTGGAGAAGGTGTTGAAGAAGGTCTTTCAGAACTTGCTAGTCCTCTTGCAAAATTAACCTATAAGGGAACAGATGCTTTAAAAGATTATAAAGATAAAAAGTATTGGGGAGATGTTGTTGAAAGTGCCTTAGTCGGTGCTGCAACATCTTTTGCTTATGGTGGAACTGTCAATCCAGCAGTAAACAAAGCAATGGGGAGAAATGTAAATATTGAAGGAAATCTTGAATCAATATCTGAATACAACAAAGCATCTCAAAATTTATTTGCTGAAAATAAATTAACAAATGATAAATCCTCAATAATTTCAAAAGAAACAAGTAAAAATTATAAAAATATTGAAAATATTTTAGAAAATCAATCTGATGATAGAAGAAAACAGTTAATTAATAAGTATGGACTTCAAAATAAATTTGACTATGATGGAAAATTAAAGTCAGAATTTGCCACTAAATTCAGTATAATTAATGATACCAATAAACAAGTCAATAACAATATAACAAAGGCTATTGGTAGGTATATTTCTCCTAATTTAAAGGGAAGAGAAACAGAAATTCAATCTGATTTAGATAGAATTACTAATGAATTAAAATTAGATTATAAAATTGAAGTTTATGATGGAGAACTTTCTGAAACTGAACAAGAAGCATTTACAAAAACTAAGCAAGCAATAAATAGTTTAAATGAAAAAAGTGGTAATAAATTAAACATTATAATTGTTAAATCAAATAATGCTTTTAATGCAAATATTATTGATGATAAAGTGTATATGGGTAAAGACCAATTTGAAAGTGGTAGATGGGCAAAATCACTTGTTCATGAATATACACACTTTATGGAAGGTTCAGAAGAATATAATAAATTAAGGGTATATCTTGCAGAAGATGATGATATTTGGAGTCAAGCTGAAACTGATGTTTTAACTAAAGGTTATGGAATTGAAAAACAAGAAATAGGAAGAATATTAAAAAAGTTTGTTAGTGGTGAAAATTTATCGGAAGAAGAATATAAGTATTATCAATTATTTAAGTCTGAAACTGATGCTCACATGACAGAAAATATGCTCGGTAATGAAATATTTATTAATAAAATAGTTCGCTCAGATAATTCATTGACAGAAAAAATACTTAATAAGATTAAAGACCTTATAGAAATGTTTAAATCAATTAAGCTTTCTTATGGTTTTACTGAATATAAAAGACTCAAAAAAGCACAAAGTTTATATCTAAAAGCAGTTGATGCAAATGGTAAAAGATATATTGATAATAGAATTATTACAAATGATGAAGAACTTGACACATCAGAAGAAACAAAGTATAGTAGAAAAAATGAATTAATAAATAAAACATTTCCACCATATAATGAAAGCTATAGTGAAGCAAATCAAATTGCAACAAGGTGGGCTTATCGAGAAGATGTTTTTGCAGGAGACCAAACTCTGATTTCGTATCATGATAGCTGGTTTGTTATTGAAAAGTTTGATGATACTGATAGTGGCTACTTGATTATGGAAAGTGTCTCTAAAACCGAATTTGATAAAATTTATGAGGAGATTAAACTTAATGGAAGAAGTGGAAGGATTATCTCAATACAAACAGCATTTACTAACTATGGTAAATTCGATAAATCAAGAAATATCACTAACGAAAGAAAATCAAGTATTGATAGTTTACAGATTGAATACAATTCAGAAAATACGAAAATTTATGGATTGGATAGGTCAGAATCTCAAAAATGGAGAATTAAAAGCAACGGAACAGGAGATAGTAAGAACAGCAGTAAAAATAGGCAAGGAAAATTAAATTACTCTTATTATAGTCAATATAATACTGAAGTTTTATCTTGGGCTAAAGCAAGTTCAAGAAAAACAGAAGATTTAAAGTATTTTTACAATCCACAGACTAATATGTTTGATTTAATTCAAGCTGATGGAAAAGGTGAATATACAATAATAAAAAGTGGAAATTTTGATAAGGTAAATAAGATCTATCAGGAGTTAAAAAATGAACGAAGAAGTGATGAAGGGATTGATGAAAGTATTAATGAGTTTGAAAAGATTGTCGGAAGACTCGATAATAGGAATTTGTGGAACAATCGAAACAGAGAATCAAGCAATAATGTTAGTGAACAAAATAAAAGAAAATCCTCAAATGACAGAATCGGAAATAATAAAGGAAGCTCTTCACATAATCAATATTCCATCAAAGACAACAAAGGAAATAGTTTAAGCGAGCAACAAGCAGAGTTCTTTAAAGATTCTAAAATTAGAGATGAAAATGGGAATTTACTTGTCGTTTATCACGGAACAGGTAGTAATGATTTTACAATCTTTGATATGAAAAAATCAAAATCTACTGGTTTGCTTGGACATGGTTTTTATTTTACAAGTAATGAATCTGAAGCAAAAGATAGATATGTAAAAAGAAATGGAAGAGTAATTTCTGCATATTTAAATATCAAAAATCCACTTGAAGTTGATTTAGTTCATAAATCATCAATTATAAGTAAATTAAGAAATGAATTTGCAGGAAAATTTGATGTTGATTCATACATTTATAATTATAAATATAAAGATGGTATTGATACAAAAAAACTCTTGGAATTAGTAAAAAAACAAGGCTATGATGGAATATATAATAAATCAAAAGGATATTATGTTGCTTTTGAACCTAAGCAAATCAAAAACATATCAAATATTCGACCAACATTAAATGATGATATAAGATTTGCTTTAAAGGACACAGATGTTAAAGATTTAGTAGCGATTCATAATACAACAGAGTCTAAGCTCTTACAAACAATAGAACTTGGTGGACTCCCAATGCCTAGTATTGCAATAATAAAAGATGGT